CTCAGAGAGATGTTCACTGCGTGGGGCTGGGATGAACCACGCGGACCACTTGAGCGGGCAGCAACAAAACTGCTCAGGGTTTTCGGTTTCGAAGAGCAGGTTCCTAGGCTGTACGCCTATACCTGTTACCATCGCCGAGTTTCCGACAGTCACGTAGCGTTCGTGGCATTCCCACATGCGCGCCATCGGCCTTTTTACACCGGGCTGTTGAGCGCGTTGGGCTACGTTCGGGTCTCAATGCTGCGAACATGGTGGGATGGTTTGAATCTCAAGCGTCTCACTTCCACTAAGAAGTGTTTCACAAAGGGAGAGCGCAGCATCACAGGCTTCTCGCTCACCACGCAAACCCAGTCCGGGGCCCTCACGACTTGGGCCATGGCCGGCTCAGACATCTGCCACCCCATAGATAGGGCAGCTGTCGAGGCTATCCAAATGTTGTCCGCCACAACGTCGCAGGGAGCCACGTTGCACAATGCTCAAAACGTTCTGCCCAGAGTGGGCGGCAGGCTCGCGGACGCTAAGGACGCCGTGGCCACGTTGGTCTACTCACAGTGCGGTCCGCAGCCGGAACCAGTGGAACCAGGACCCCTCATCAACTCGTACAGGACCAGCACCACTCAGGACATAAAGCCGATGAGTGTCGTCACACTATGTTTGTGTCCGGCATCAGCTACGGCGTTCGCCCCTGAGGTCTCCAACACGGAAGAGCTCTTCACGCAGATGTACCGCACCACGCTTCCCTCAGAGGAGGCGGTTTTGTACACCTGTGTCACGATAGCCGACACTGCCAAAAACATGTCGTACGTCAGGGAGTTCACGGAGTTGGTAGTGGAAGAGGTGTTGGCAACGTACGGCAAGTTGGCAGTCCCGTGGGACGAGGCAACAGTTAGGGAGGCATTGGACACTCCATCTCAGACCCAATTGTTCGAGAAAGGAGCGCTGAGCTCGCAACAGGACGATTCGTGCATGAACGAGAGTTTCACGAAAAATGAGCGCTATGCGGGCCCCAAGATGGCACGAAAGATAGAGCCAATGGACAGCAAGCACAAGCTGCTGGTTTCCAGGTTTTCCAAAGGTTTGCTGGAGGTCCTTGTCAATTTGCATTGGTGGGGCCCCGGGAAGACGCCACGCGAAATCCAGGGCAAGCTGTCAACCATGCTGCCGGATTTGTATTCGGTCAACTGCGGGGACGGCAAGATCCACGACGGGCACATGGAACAACTTTACAGCTACATCTTTATGACTGTGACCAGTGCCATTTTCGAAGAGCCCTACCGCGCCGAGTGGAGAGCCGTTTGCGCGCTCCCTCAGTTTAGGAGAATATTTAGTGTCCTTGCGAAGATAGTGGCGGCTTACGACCTCGGCAGCGGTGACC